GCTTAAACTAATTGGACTAATGACGAAGATTATATATGGGGGCGGTCTTGGTCGTCGGCGGTTTCGCTAGGGGCGCACCTAGCTATGATAAGATAAAAAGAAAACTAAGGAATAAGTGAATACTACTAAATAAGGCATATGCGTGCGGCTCTTTATAAAAAGTGGAAAAGAAGAGCTGTAGGGCACAGAAGAATAAAAGAAGTGAAGCTAAGTATTTTAGAAAACTGAAAACTTAAAAGCCAATTAGGAAATGTTAGCGGGCATAGAGACCCGGATCGATGAATTTAAAAATCTAACATTTATGGGATGGTGGTAGCGTCAAAGCCTGTGAAAAGATGGACTTTGCCGCGGAAAGATTGTGTATGTTGGAGGGTATACTGGTTGACGGTGAAGATGGTGTCACCAGCGATGTCGCACGTGATGGAAAGGAACCGGTCGTAGAAACGATCCATATCGGGCATGCAAGGGTCAGTACCAACGACTGATCCAACAGTTCCATCTCTAGGAGATACAACGCTCGTGGAAATGGGATAGTAAGAACAATTTCCGTAAGCTTGACATTCCCAAACGAAATGACCTGCTGAATCTAATTGATGGGGCATTCCTACCATGTTGAGGGCCGGTGTGATGTTCGTGCTGTTTGTTACTGTAATGGGGTTGATCATATAGCCGTTGTTGACGAGATAGCTAGAGAAATTGGCCGGGGCTGTGATGGCAGTGCCCAGGTAACCCACTACAGATGTTGGTGCGGTGTTGAAAACGACCCTGTTGACAGTCGGGCCAGATCCACACCAAAAGTGTTGGAGGATGAATTGAGGAAGAGAAGGACCACAGAAGGAAGGAGTTTGGAAAGTAGAAGGAGTCTCCACGGTGTTAAGAACTGTGCTGGAAGCTCTGGGCAGGCCGCCGACGCAAAAGTTGTTCTTTGCGCCAGTGACGGTACCAGAAAAGGAACCGGCAGTAAATTCGGATGAAAGATAGTCACGCGGAGATTGTTCTATTCCCATGAAAGGTGGTTTGGGGATAGCCTGAGTGGGATTGGGAAGGTTGGAGGGAAGGTGTCCACGACCTGGCATAGCAAACGCTGATGAAAGCGGCATACCGTTAACAGACTTGGTAGTTCTGTCGCTGCCGATCCAGTCGAACTGGGTACGGAGAGTCATGGGACCGGGGATGGCACGGGTAGTAGAGGTGGGGGCTATCATGGCGTAAGGACCAACATTCTTGAAAGGAGAACAAGGGTCACAAACGCCAGTATAGGAGAAAGCCGGGAAGGTACTACGGAGGGCGGGATTGGCACGTCTAATGTTAGTGAGAATAGTTTCAGGCTGGATGATGATGCCTGCACTAAGACCTGTTGCTGTTCTTGATGCACCAGGTTCGATCAAAAAGAGATGTTCTTCAGAGGTGGTGGGTACGAAGTTATTAGAGGCAACCATGGGAAATTCCTGGACGGAACCGGAAGCAAAGGGCCAATGGCATGGGATATCCACGACATAGGCTCCTGTCTCTAACCTCGCTTTCTGAAGATCAACTCCTGTGATACGAAGATGGAAATCACTGTACATTAAAGCGGCGGCGGTGGTGGGATAGGTAGGGGCGTAAAGATCTGTGGCAACGGCGAGCCCTGTAGAAGGTTGATTAGTAAGAGTGGGCGCGACGTCGATGCTGTTAGTGTCTACTGCTCGTGTGATGCGATTGATTTTGGTGTATGGAATCCGTGCGATGAGGAGATTGAACGAGAGAGGATCAGAAGTCGGAGGAAGCATGATGTGATAGCGTTTATAGTAGTCGAAAGAGAGTGAAGAAAACTGATTGAGGCGAAGGAGATGCCACTGAACTGCTGTAACGTTGGAGTGCGTAATACCGGTGTTAAGTTGTAGGTCATGGCCAGAAACGTCGCCATACGCTACCTTGAACACGACACTAGCCTTAGCAGTTGTGGAAAGAGTGCCTTTAGTTTGATCTACGAAGCGGATAGTATTGAAGAAGAATTCGTCAAGCTCGTCCGGAAGATCACACGGAGTGGTGTGCAATCCCCATTCGTGGGCCGTCTGAGTAGGAGGGGCGAAAGGAATACCAACACGGGCGAGAGTGGCGTTGGTCTTGGAGATGGCGTAGCTTGTTACAGCTTCGCCAACTCCAAGAGCAGCCATGCCAGCCGTGGCAGCGGAAAGAGGAAGGTTAGACTTGAGAGGTGTTCCAAAACGGGTCCAGGTGGTTGTAGGAAGGCGGAAAAGAAAAGAGTTGTTAACGTCTGTGTCAATCGGAAACAAACCAGCTCGAGGAAGCGGGCCTGAAGGACGGGCATAGGCGTCAATAGTAAGAGAGATGGCGGTGGCACTGACATTTCTGAGTCGAAGAGTGAGATCAGGCATCATCATGTACCAAGGAGCAGAGGCTAGTTGGAGATTGGTAAGAGAAGAATCGGGATAGGTTTCTATGTTGAGGGCAGCTGGATATTCTCCGTCTGCGGCGCGGGTTTTGTTACACTGGAAAAGGGCCGTTTTGGTTGAAGAGTGGTGCTCGAAAACTAAAGAGTTGTTTTGGCATGTGTAGACGAAAGGAACGGGTTCGGTGAGACGATTACGATAGGCTGATGTTAATTCGAAACCCCATCCTTCTGGTGGTGGGGGCCAGTTTTGAGAACCGGACGTGATGGCTGCTGCGGTGTTGGTAACAGCAGCTGTTGAACGATTTCGAGTAGCTTGGAAATTGACTTTGGTGGCATCTCTTGCGAGAAGACCTGTGGTGGCGAGCTGTGTGGCATCGGGAACATTATTCAAGAACATGTTTAGAATGCCAGGCGTGTTGTTAGACAACACCTGGACATAAAAGTACAAGTCGTATGAAACTGATTCTCGGCGCTCACAGAGCTCACGCCACATATGTGTGTCAAGATAAGCGTAGTTAGCCGTGTTGGTGATGAAGGTGCGGAAAGCGGAGCGAAGATCGATGTCGGAGGCTGAATTTGCGGCGATAGATAAGTCGGTGTAGATGGGCCAGGCGTAGTTGCGGAATTGTTCACTTTCGTGTTGATGAATTTCTGGTGCGCGATCGTCGTTGAGGTCGATGATATGAGAATTTAGACCGTCTGGTTGAGTCGGGTTGAATGCGGGTTCCGGTGGGACGAAAGTGGTAGATTGGCTGGGATGAGTGTTTTCAAGCTGTGCTTTAGGTTCCGAGGCACTAGAAGAAGAAGACATTTTGTTGTTGAAGTTGAGTTTGTTTGAAGAGAGAGAGAAGAGATACCTATTCTTTGAGGAGATAAGCAGGGGCGACGCGGCCGTTAAAAAGCGGTGCAACGCCTCGCCTCACCTCATCGTAGGTGGGAATGTTGGCCGTTATGCCCCGATCCTCGAGATGTTTTTGGATCAGGGCACAACGACGATAGAAGATTTCTTCGGGGTACTCGGCATACTCAGTGATCATGACAGCCACTGCTGAGATTGCGGCTGCGAACTTGGGGATGTCTTTCTTTTGCCAGTACCACATGTTGTCAATTACGGATTGGTCGAGGGGGCACGAGTAGGTGCGATCATCAATTGGGAGCCAAGAGCGTTTGAGGAAGGTGAGGTCCTCGAAAAGCATGGACTCTGGCACGACTGTTCCTTTGTTTGCGGGGGTTACTAGGAAGCCAAACTTGCGCATGGCTCCCACTAACTCTGGAAGGAAAATGTCGAGGTCGGTGGAAAAGACCATGTCGTCGCCATAAGTGAAGATGCAGACTCGTTTTTGGATTTCTTCGAACGGTTCGCCTGTTAGATCGTGAATTGCTTGGAAGATGAGGGCTTCGTTGATACATCCGTTGAAGTCGCCAGTGATTTTGATGCCACTGCTTTCTGATCGGAACATGAAGAAAAGCGAAGATCCGATTGCGACGTACATTGAGACGAAGCTTGCAGCACAGGTGGAGTAGGTTTTGAGAGCTTGGAGACGGAGAACGGCGTAGAGATCTTTTCTGACTGAGGGGTCAGCGTTCCAGTAGTGAGCGAAACAGGGGAAAGCGGCATCGAGGAAACGTCTTTTCTGAGGTGTCATAGTGAGAGTCATATAGTCGCGAAATTGGGGTTCGTAGGAGGCGCTAGTTCCGAACATAAACCGGAAAGCAGAGAGAGCCGCGATGTTGCTGTGGGCTACTGCTACGGTTTTGTCGAAAAACTTAGCGTCGGTTGCGAAGAAGCGAGGAAACTTCTTGAGCTTGTGACCGAGATGGGTCCAGTCACGTCTGCAATCGACTCCAATTTGGTTGGCAATTAGATGACGCTGTTCGATGCGGGTCTCTGCCCAAGATCCAAAAAGAAAGTTGGTGGCTAAACTATGCGCCTTGGTTGGGCAGGCTACAAGTCTAGGTTTTTGGACCTTTTCGTGGGAGAGAGTTCCGCAACAATAACGACACATGATGGGTGGGCCGGATGGTGATTTGAGAGGACGTTTTTCTGATTTTAGGAAGCCGCCAGCAAAGTGGCCAACTTCACCACGGGAAAAGTTTTCAAGGACGGACAGGGTGGCCTGTTCCATCTGGGCTGCAATATCGTTACGGAAACTAAGATGTTCAGATCCGTCTTTCAGAATGGTGGAATCCAAAAGATGACGAAATTGTGTGCAGCCTGGTAACTTGTTCCAGGGGAAGGTGGCGCTCGATGATAGCGGTGGTCGGTTAGATGTTGAGTTCTTAAGTTCACCTCCGTAGAAGTGTGTTCCGTTGAGAAATTCGTCGAGATCCACGAAGCGTTTGGAGATGGCCGG